ATCTTTGCCATTAAAGATGGTTGGGTAATAGCATTTGCTATAAATTTATCCATATCCATATCCCCTTTCATTAAAGGGTTTTTACCAAAAGCAATTTTTTTAGCTAAGATATTTTCTGTAATAAGTGTTTTTCTTTTATTTAATTGACCTATTCTATTTGCTACAACTTTAGCAGCTTCTGAGGTATTCTCTAATTTAGAAAGAATAGTAGGAAACTCATTTAATACTTCTCTATTATTATTAATAAATGTTTGTAATTTTGCTGGATCTACATACCCATTTTTATCAAATGCTTTCTTAGCAACTTTATCTAAAATAACATTTTCCATAGATTGTAAAGCATCTTGATCTAAAGACTTAGTTTTAGGATCAGTAAATGCTGTTTTAAATTGTTTAGCTGAATTAACATCTTTTAAGAAGGCATCAGCTACTTTCTCATCAGCGATAATAAACTCTTGTGTTTTACCTAAGTCTTGAGTAGTAAAGGCAGCTGATTTTTCAAAGCGATTAATAACTCTTTCTTTATAAGCTTCTCTAAATAATTGGTAATCTTTACCTAAAGAGTCTGAGCTTTTACTTAAGAATGTATCTATATCTTGTTTTAAGATTGTTAAATTTCTAATTAATTTATTATTAGGATCAGATGAAGATAATTGGTCTAGTAGTTTATTACTAACTGTTTCTCTTAAATCTTTTAATGCAGAAAAGGTAATTGTTTCCCCTTGTTCTTTTTCCATTATCTTTATAACACTAGGGATTGCTTCTACATCTGTATAAATAGATTTAGGTTTGAACTTTTCTAGTGTGGTATTTTTAAATGCAGAAAATGGTATTTCTACGTTTAAATCTAAATTTAATTTTTTTGCATATTCATTGAAATCATTAATAGCTTCTTCTCTTTTTTTTAAAAGAGTCTGTCTTATTCTACCGCCTTCGATTGCTTTTTCCGCTAATGGAAATTTTTTAGCTAAATTTTCTGCAACGCCTATAGTTTTAGACATTTGGAGTGAGTTAATATTAGATAAATCTTCTAATTTAGAATTTAATGTATCTACAACAAAAGGTGTTTCTTCCCCTGTATGAGGGAATGTCTTTGCAACATATCCTTCAATCTCTTTAATATTCTTTTTCTTTCTACTAACTAAAGCATCTAAGTCAGATCCAGTAGCATTGTTCTCAATGTGTTTTTGATTAACAATTAATTGAGGACTTCCTGTAATTTCTGCTGGGGATGGAACAAACTCTTCACCAATAGATTCTTGAATTTCCTTAGCTCTTTTAAATGACGCTTCTGTTTCATCTCCTAAAGGAGTACCTTTTTCTCCAAAAGCTGTTTTAAACTGTTGATATGTTTCTTCTGCTGCTCTTTTGTTCTGAGCTTCTTTGCTAAAATAACTTTTTAGTTTCCCACCTATTTTTAAAGCAATAGCTGTCGGTGTTTTAGCAAAAGTAGTTGTTGCAACACTAGGTGCAAAACCACCAGCAATAGGAACTACAGTTTGTGCTATTGCACTTTCAGGCATAGTTTCTTCTGCTATTCCTGTACCAGCACCAAATCCTACAGAGGCAAATAATTCTGCTAACTGAGATGTTAATGGATTATTTCTAATATTATCTAAAACAGATTTAACAACAGCGTCTGTGGTTGTTTTGATTTGAGGAATACCTGTATAGGCCTTAGAAGCAGCAGCAGCAGCTGTTCCAGCAACTATAGGTAATGATTTTGCTGTTTCAGAACCAGTAGTTCTTAAAACTTTCTCAGCCGTAGTTTTGGGTTCTGGAATACCTTGATTAAAAAATTCAGCAAGACTAGGAGCTTCTGTTTCATCAATAAAACCAGCTTTGACTAAACCTTTAGTTACTTGTTCTATAGAGTAATCTGGTAAATAAAATAAAGCATCATTAAAACCACCAAAGAATTGCATAACAGTATTTAGTGCATTAGACTCTGGTATTACAGTACCATGATCATAAATATTAAATTCTTTTTGTGTTTGATTAGTTGTTGCATTATTTGTTGACTGGTCATTAGACACAACTTTACCATAATCGTATATATTAAAATCAACCATTAGTTAACTTCTATTACATCTCCTTGCCATTTGACAAAATCTCCACTTTTATAATTCATTATATCTTCTGGTTTTGACAAAATGTAAGGATCGTTTTTAAGTCCAGTACCTTTTATTTTTATAGTTTCTGGTTTTTTTCCACCTGATAAATAATATTTGGCTTGGTCGGAAAAAAGTTGGATATCTTCTTTGATTTTTAATAATTTAATTTTTGCAGCTTGTGGATCTTGAAAGAAAGAAGATTCGTCTGGTAATAATTCTTCTCTAATAAGATCTTGTTCGCCCACTGGAACTCTATCATTGTTTATAAAAGAACTAATAATTTTCTTTTTTACTACTTCGTAGTTTGCTTTTGCTTTTTCTGCCTCAGGGCTAATTAACCATTGATCTAAAAATTCTGGTGTTATACCAGCAGCACCACTTCCAAATCTTTTAGCAATAGCACTAATACCGAATAAATTTTCAACATCATTGATACTTTCATTTAGTAGTGGCATTATAGCATCAACATCAGTAATATCCATTTTAAAATTTTGAATTTGTTTATCTGTTAAATCTCCTGGTTTTAATATAAAATTATCACCATAGCCAGGATTTTTGTTAATGGTTGTGTCTGTAGTAGTGCCTTCTGTAATACCACCTGTGGTGGTGGTTGTAGTTGCTCCAGAAACTGGGCCACCTATTTCTGTTACTTCACCAGTTGCTATATTAATTTTACTCCAAACTTTTCTATCTGGATTATAATTTACTTGAATCCTTCCATAAGCAAGATCTTGAGAATCCTCATCACTAAAACCTCTAGCTTTATAAAAAGCAATCTCTTGTGCCTTACCTGTTAATTCATCTGGTTGTAAATCACTATAGAGTTGTAGTCCTTGTAAGGCTCTAGTTAGGTCAGATTCTTGTTTTTGTTGTAATCCTCCAGCAGCACCAGTTAAAGCACCTACAGCAGCTTGACCCAATGAAACAGGAGTTGTACTCCATCCCATATAAGGTTGAATGCCTTGTAATGCACCTAATAAACCAGCTTGTAATTTTGTTTGCTGAGGTTGTAATAATCCTTTAATATCTTCGGTACTTAAATTTGAAAATGGAGAAATAAGTGCCTGTCTAATATCATCAATGACAGCCATTAATAAGCTCCTGCTAGTAGTCCACCACCAAGTGCTGATCCTGCAATACCCCAAGGGCCAAGTCCCATTAAGCTACCTAGTTGAGCACCACCTAAAGCACCACCTAAAAGGTTAGCACCTGGACTTCTAAAAATTGGTTGACTTGATGTTTGTGTATATCCTGGTGTCATACCTAGATATGACATATATTGACTTAATTTATTAAAAGGTTTTTGTTGTTCAAAGTTAAATCGATTCATTGCATCTGCTAATTTAGCTTCTTCAAATGCTTCTCTTTGTTGACCAACATTTCCTAATTGTTGAATATCGTAATAGTCTGCTTGGGCAAGACCAGGAGCCATACCAAGTGCAGACATTTGTCTTTGTCTTTCTCTTTCATAAGCACCACCATAAATATCAGTAGCGATGTCTCCATATCTTTTACCAGCAGTTTCTGCCATTGCACCTGAACCATAACGACCAGCACTAGCAAATTGAGAACCTAAAGTTCCTTGAGCAGATCCTGCAGCTTTTTCATAAGCGGCTTTTAAATAAGGGTTAGATTCTGGATCAAGAAATTTACCACTTAAAATGTCGCCTACTTGTCCTTGTGCTTGTTTTAATAATGGGCTACCTGCTAATGCTCTTTCTTCTTGAAGTTTAAGAGCTGCTTCTGTTTGACCAGATAAAGGTACATAAGTAGCCTCTGGGAAAAACTGTGGTGCTCCTGATTGAAAGAGTCTTTGTGCTTCTTTTAAAGCCTCTTTATAATAGGGTTTAGTTAGTGCAGACGGATCTTGGGTTAATGTTCCTGTCTGTAATTGTTGTGCTGATCCTTTACTCATTTTATTTCCTTTACAAAATATACTGCTTGAGGTTCATAGTCTCTCAAGATTTTTGTCCATCCTTTCCTTCCAACAATCTCTAATCGTTGGCAATTATTCTTTTTAGCCCAGCTCTCTACTTTTTCCTTCATCGGATTGAGCCAGTTCTCTATATTTGAACCACCAGCTAAAACCCATCTCATTACCCTTATTTGAGGATAATCACAAACTTCAGTAACAAAGGAGGCTTCTATACCATCGTTCCAACTAATCCATAGTTGCATCCGATTTTCCTTTATAGACTTCATTATATCATAAGAACTATACGATCCTTCGAGAGCTCTTGATATTTGGGGTTCAACTTGTGGCCAAACTATATCTAAATCTACTGGTGGTACTTGTACACAGACGTTATCCGAATATGGCATATTTAAAAGTTCTAGTTGTTGCAGCAGAAGAATGGTTAATTGTTGCTGTACCATCTCCTATCCCTGTAATATACCAGTTTTCTGATGCAGAGTCACTACTAACAGGCATTAAGAATATGATGCTATCTCCACCTATTCTTGCGTCTGTTAAGGTAGTCGTTGTACTACTATTGGTTAAAGTAACCTCTCCTGTAGAGTTAATCTTTCCATCTCTTAATCCATTAATAGCATTAGCCGCTTGACGAAGATGCTCGTCTTTATCTTGCATATAAGTAGGTACGCTAAGATAGTTATAAGTAGGCATTATCTTTTACCTTCAGCAACTAATTCTACTTCAACTCCATAAGAGTTAGTAAAACTTCCTGTAATGTTTGTTTTAAAACGATGATATCTTCCTGTCTTTCTAACAGGAGCATCTCCTGAAGCTGTTAAAGAAACTGTACTTCCATAACTAACAGTTCCTCCTTGTTTATCTCTTGAGCCTACTTGAACTGTTACAGTGCCACCATCAATAATAGGGCGAATATTTCTAATAGAAGATCTTCTTCCTTCCATATCTAATTCACCTGTTGTAAAAGAAGCAGTATTAGGAGCTTCGGTAAAGACACCTAATTTTTTATTATTGTCAAAAGCAGAGAAGGTTATTCTACCTCCAGCCCAAAGAGGAGAGTCAAAAGAAACTGTTTGGTTATCAATACTACTATCAATGTCATCCATCTGTTCTAAAGTATATCCAGGTGTTTGTGCTTGACCTAACATTTGTAAACTAACATCTGCTGTAGTCCATCTTTGAGTTGTGTAGTTATACATAATTAATTTATCTAACACACCATCCGATTCATTAGAAGCATAAGCCCATACAATTAAATTGTTTAGTGGATCAATAGAACTACAAATTCTATCAGCATAAGCAATATTATAATCATCAAAAAAATACTTATTAATTTTGTTTGCACCAATCGGTGTAGAGACTCTACCATCAAACATATAGAAACCATCTTCTGAAAGATAATAACTCAAATGACCTAAACTACAAACACTACCTGGTTGACTTGCACCATGAGTATTATTGACTTTAGTAAACTGAAATATTAAAGGAGTACCAACATAATCCCCTCGAAAGATTGCACTTTGCATAAATACAGTTAAAAATTCACCACCATTAATTCCAGTAACAGGGCCATGATCTCCTACTAAGTCTTGATAGTCAGCTTGAGTTGCTTGAGAAGGTGACCAGTCAGTTGGATCATTTAAAGCAGACCAACGAACTCTTTGAGATTGATCTGAATTATATCCTGTAAAAACAAAATCTTTAACTACAGTTAAAAACTTTGCTTGAATAGATGTTAAATCAGAAAATACAGTATCTGTACCAATAACAAATTTTTGTAAATTTTGTCCTAATGAAGCAGCAATAACAGTATTACCAAAGATTGTAAATTTCCATTGGTCAAATTGAGATACAGTATATCCACCTGATTTAGAAACATCACTAAAAGTAGAATTACTTAACTGGTATAATTTAGAAGAATCACCAGCAAATATTTTTCTACTTCCATCAACAGCAACAAGATTAGCAAATCCTTGTGCTCTATTTGTTAAGGCATTAGAGAATGTAGCAATAGTATTAAAAGGTTTATACCCATCCCCATAAGAAATAACATTATTAGCCTGTAAACATCCAGGATTTCTGTAGGCTGGTAAGTCAGGTAATAATTCTCCAAATTTAATAAACGGCATTATTTAATTCCTCATAGGTTTCTGTGTTTGAACTGATTATATCACTATATGATTCTGTTTCATCAGATGTTAGATCAGTATAAGTTTCACTAGCACTTGATGTTAATTCTGTGTAAGTCTCTGTATTAGAAGAAGTCAATGTTGTATATGTTTCTGCACCACTTTCTAAGATAGGGTATTCTCCTTTTATCACACCATTGTTTGTAGCACTGATAATAGTGTTAATGGTTTTGTTAACCATTTGAAATATAGCACTTCCTAAAACACTGGTTGTAACAGCAGAACTAATAGAAGCTAAAGCAGAAGCAACGATACCAGCTAAGATACTAAAACTAACAACAACATTAACAGAAGAATCTGCTATTCGTTGTCTAATCACATCTAATGATGTGGTGACTGCACTACTAACACTAGATGCAGCATCTCTAATTCTTGCGTAAGCAATCGATACTGAAGCAGCACTTGAAATAGATAAAGTAATGTTTCTAATTCTAATAAAACTGATATTGGTAGATGCTACAACATTAACACTAGCACTAGCTAAAATAGCAATATAGGCAAGAATTGTTGTCGTTACTACACTACTAATAGAAGCGGCAGCATCTCTTACTCTTTGATAAGCTATTGAAACGGAAGCAGCAACACTAATACTCGAACTTCCTGATAAAACAGCAATTGCATTACAAGTTGTACTTGCAACTGCATTAATAGTTTCGGTTATAGTTTTTATAACCGAAGGGAATGCTGTGGCAGAAGCAACAGAAGAGGCCGAAGCACTGCCATCAAAGATGGTGGCAGTTTGCCAAATATCATTATCTAATGAATAGGGTAATGCATCTAAGGATGTGTACCCAAAAAGGGTATTTATTTCTTCAAGAGTAAATGGGCCTGTTCGATCTGCCATAACATTATGCTACTGTAATTGTTAGGTTACCAGATGCGATTTTAAATACGTCTCCTGTTTCTATTGTTTTAGAGCTTGTTAAAGCACCATGAAACAATAAGTTACCAGCTGTTGACGCATCGTATATTCCGAAGTGCGTAACAGTTCCGTAGTTTGCTGTTGCTTGACTAAATTCTATATCAGCACTATTTGAAGTTGATCCACTGGAGGCAGCACTAAAAGTAGCTGTTTGTCTAGCATAAGCAGTACCAGAAGTTGTAACTTCTGTACCACTATCAGCATCAGTAGGATCAGCAGTAAATAATGCGACATAAACATTAGTGGGAGCAGTTGTAGAGGCAGTACCTAAAAAATGATCTAGGACTTTATTCTCTAAATAATCACTTGCTGCAGACATTGTTTATTTCTCCTTATGGGTTTGCTGTATCGTTCTTCATTGCAAAAGCAGTTCTACCAGAGTATCTGCCTTGCTCATCATCACGATTAATTAATTGAACCGCCTCATTAAAGAGACTCATCCAAACTGTTATTCTTTCATCATTTACAATATAAGGTTGTGCTTCTAATAAAGAACCATATAAGTAAACTTGAGGGTAACTTAATAATAAATAATTAGAAGTATTTGATGTTGATAATGCGGGTATCTTCGCATAGTAAGAAATCTTTAAGGTATAACTAGAATCAGGAATAGGGGATAATTGAAACTCATCACCTGTAATGGTGTATTGAGAAGGAGTACCACTTGATTCTTGTGTATTCTCTAATTCAATCTGATTTGCATTAACATAGTTTAAAACTTTATTAGGGTTACTATCAATGAAGATTTGTGTTGCTTCTAAAAAGTCATTAGGTAAATCAACAAACGCATCACCAGAAGTTAAAGTTGTAGAAACACGTTTTTGCATTGGTCGAATACGAAGAATACGATTTAACTTAGCTTCGGTTAAAGTAATAAAATCTGGAATAACAGATGTTAAATCTGATCTATTCAGATAGTTTGCAATACTTGTTTTTAAATCAGCGAATGTTGATAGTGCCATTAGATTCTCTTATCTGTTACCTTTAAATATTTATTATCTGGATCATTTAAGAATCTAGCAAAAGCCACTCGGTCTTGAACTTTACCCGTCTTAGAAATAATCCCTTGTCTTTGCATATTATAAAATACTGTTAAAGGAATACTCGCCACATACTTAAAATCTTTATTTTTATTAATGTCGTGTTTTTGTAATTCCTTATTACGTTCTATAATAGGTTGTGCATCAATTTTATCCTCGATGTAATATTTATCGGCAGCTTCATCAATATAGAAGTTGGTTTCAATTACATCACCAGGATTAGATAGTTTTAATTTTTTAGCCATTGATCGCTTTGTTAATCATATCTTGGATAGCATCTTTTTGATTGCCTTTAGTTTTC